ATATTATCCGTTAAGCCACCTTGAAATCGCAACAAATCAATCAAATCATCATAGAACATAGCATTTGTTATTTCTCCAGTATCTGGATCGGTACTGATAAGTGTCGGCTCTAATTGATGTTCTTGGCGCTCTTTACTGATTTCATTTATATAAAAATCTGTTTTAGGGTTGGTATGTGAAGGCACGCGACCGATAAAACCGGAAACCTTTTCAGATATTTCTGGTTGAAATAAATTATCAGCCGTTCCTTCAAAGAAGTTCTTTAAAAGATCAGTATTTAATATAGCCGGTAGCTGCGTTATTATGCGCCGTTTTTCTATGATGTTCTTTTCTTTTTCAACATCTATGGCACTTACTGGTCTTGGTTTACCTATTTCGTTTGCCATATTAATTGCCTATTCTTAAGATATTTTCATTGAATGATGTAACTATTTGAACGTCTGACACTTTTGCTGAACTAATAAACACTTCATTCTGTTCGCTACGAACCTGGAACAAATCACCAAATTTTTGTTCTTCGTCTAACGGAACAATAACAACAGAACCAATCTGTGTTGCTAAACTTTGGTGTATAAAAGCAGCGAGTTCTGTGTAATAAAATGTTTCACCAAAATCAAAATTATTAATAGCAAAAAACGTGTTTATTGCGCCAATAACGCCAGATTTTATTTCACCGTCACTAAAAGATGTTCCTTCGACTTTGGTAACTTTGAATCTTGCTCTTAATGTTTCATCTGCTTGTGTTCCAAAAAGAAGTTTGTATCTCACCGGATGCCATGATATTTCATCGCTAATCATTTTATTTTGTATTTCTTCCACGAACACGGAAGCCAATCCCTCATTTGTTGGAGGGACGGGTTTTGTTAATGTAGTATTGTCCGCATCTATCCATTGACGTATTTCTGTATCGTAGGTAACAGTTAATACATAGATATCTATAATATTGGTTATCGCCGGGTCTATTCTGTTATCTGTTGGGGCAAAATGTTTCCATTGGAATAGCAGATTATTTCTGCCACGGCGATAACGATAAAATCCGGTAACTAGTTCAAATGTATCAGCGCCGATATTTTTTCTATAAAAATCTTTGGTGTCCCTGAAATATATTACATCACTATCTTCAATAGTGATACTATTGGTGGCACCAAAAACAGAAGGCGGGTTCAATGAAGTGTTTGGTGATGGTAATATAAAATCCCCTGGATCAGAGTTATATGCAGCTATTACAGCCGAAGAAACTCTAAACTCCTGAAATCCATCACCATTTGTGAATGCTTCCCACATCAGTTCTGTTTCATCAACGACGCCATCCGGTAATATTAAATTAATATTATTAGTCGCTGGCGTGCTACCATTACCAGTTATACTTGTTATTATTTCAAAGATTGTTGGATCATCTGGCACGCCATCTTCGTCGATATCGGTAAAAGATATACGAAGGCGGCGGGGATCAGAGAAACCATCCGATTCCTTAAATACATCTTCAATATTCCATATATAATTTATACCTAACCCATCGCATGGAGTAACTTCTTGATAATCTACATCGCTGGACGTAGTTATTGCTTCAAACTGTGAGTTTACGTTGAGCACTTTAATGAAATCTTTAACGGTGCGGCCAGTTAATGTATCAACGATTTTATCGCTATTCGAGAAAAAGAAACGCATATCACGGTCGCTTTCATACACATAATCCAATCCTCTTGTAATAAAACGCCAGTTTGTAGGGCTAAATTCTGCTCTTATTAACCAACTAGAATCTATTGGGGTGCCAACGTCGCTACCAGCATTATCAAACGAAAATGGATCATTTTCCGGTGCTATATTATCTCCAGTTATCACGATCCATAACTCGGAGACTACATCATACCGTAGACCAAATGTGTTATGCTGCGAGAGTTGTGATACAATAGAAAGCGTCTCACTTTCATTAAACTGTGTTCTAAGTCGTAATATTATTAACTCAACATAATCTTCCTCATCAACATTTTCTGATAGTCGAACAGCACCATCACCACTTGGTAAGATTGTATTGCCGACGCCAGATATACTAACTATTGAAACCCACCCTGCCTTATTAAACTTAATCAGCGATCCTTCTCCCATATGAAATTCAGGACTTGCGGCGGTAGCAGCATCGCCTATTTTTATAGGTGCCTCATTAATAAAATTTTGCTGATCTAAATCGGTAAAGAGCCGACCTGTACTACTGTTCACAGCATTCGTAGCATTACGCCAAAATGTTCCATATACACGCGCTGGATACGTGGTTGGGGCTGCACTAATCCCAAAACCATCAATAAGATTGGCTAATATTCCACTGTTGACTGGTGATATGATATCATCTTCTATAACAAGTGCTACCCCGCCAGTTTTTTGTATATTCAACTTGTTATCATCAAGGTCGGCTGATATTACTGTTGGTGGCACCGTGGGAGCAAATACATGGCCGTTTATATCAGCAGCAACTGATGTGGCAGTAACAAATCCTGCAAATGGTTCTGTTAATAATATTGATTCGCCGTCTATTTTTATTGTTGCTGGTGATGTTATAGGTATAGGATCATTTATTCCTACCGCAAGACCAGAAACACGCGGCGTGCCCGTAATACCAGCTATTGGAGCAACTGGCAATATCGATGGCTCAAATCGTGGATAGTTGAAATAGAAAAAGTGTTTCCGATCAAGTGTACCTAATAGTGGCAATATTATTTGTTCGACTATAGATACATCATTAAAGTCGGATATTCCATCGACTAATGGAAGTTCTTCGAATTTATTATTTTCTTCTTGATAAAGCAATCCGTCTTCGCCGAATAGATTCACATTTTGTGCCTGTCCTGTTGGATCATTTATATCAATATGGCGATTAAATCCACTATGTATTCTGTTCGTTGCTTTTATTGCGGCGGCTTCGGCATTTCTTAGCGGAAACACATTATAATCTTCGCCGTTTACCATTCTGTTCTGAACGTAATATGCCTGTGGCGCAACTTGTTTTATCTGAGTAGTTGTCTGACTCGGTGCAGAATTTGTTACTTGTTCTTGTAAGGAAAAAGTCAAACTGAGAAAGAATGTACTATTATCTATGCTGTCAAAATATGGAATATCGAGGCGATTACTTCTCATATTTTCTGGTTTTATTGAAAATCGCGCATTGGCTGATTCACGATACCATACACGAAATATTCCAGTAGGAACATCGCCAAATCTACCATCAGCAAAACGTATGCTGATTTGATCTTCTGGACGAGTAACTACATTAAAAATGTTTCTCGTGCCTTTATCAATACTATTGAATATTACATTATTACCAGTTACAGTGGGAACCTTTTCCCATTTATTGATTATAAACCCGTTTTCGTTTATTTCGTGAACAAATACGTCTGAATTATTAATGTTTGATCCATTAATATTGAGTGATCTATTTTCTATTGGTATTTCAATATCAAAATCCTCTTTTAACAATGTTCCCTGTTTGAAGAGTAGAAAAAATCCAGTGTTTGGGCTAGCGTTTCCATCGCCGTCATTACGAAAGATAATATTAAATGATTCTGTTGGGTCTGGCGCTCTTTCAAAAAATGACTCGCCATCTGTAAAATCAGGATTAACAATTTCAAACTCTAATGTTTCATTATTAACAATAGAACTATATGGGAACACGCGATTTGCTGATGGATCATTGTTTAATGTATATAACTGTGTTTTTATATCACTTATAAATCCATCTTTAGACGGCTTGCCAAATGGATTAGTAGCAACAAAAACTGAATTTAAAATCAATATAAACTGCTCAAACCAATCAGGATTGTTTGCATCATTCCAACGAACTGTTTTATTGGATAGGTTTGTTCCGTTACTGTCTATAACTGATTGTGTCGTCGAGATTTGGTCCAATTTAACCAATCCTGTAGCCGAAATATTTCTACTGGCATTAAACGATAGCATACGAGCTAGCTTAAGAACCGAGTCCCTTCTTTCTGCCGTATCCAGAAAGTTCTCTCTTGTATTCAAATCCGTTCTAAACGCAAGTGATTGTCCGAGATAGGCGAGTAGTTCTATGATTGCTACAAACTCTGAGCTTTCTATCCAATCATTGAAATCTTCTGGAAAGTTGATTCTAATGTAATCAACCATCGCCGCACGGATTGTATCAAAGTCATATGCCGAAAAATTAACTTCGGTAAAAGCTCTGTAAATTACTTTCCAATCTTCTGCTACGAATAATCCGCGTTGTCTTGTTGCTACAGCCATAACTATATCTCACTTAGAATGATTCTATTCCTGTTGTCTGGACACCGTTTCGACGATCAAAATCTATTTCAAATGTTTCAATGACATTGAATGGTACATAAAATACCTCGATATCAATACGCAACCCTTGTTCAAATTCAAATACATCGAGACTGTTTAATTCAACTCTGGTTTCTTGCGCTATAATATTTTGAACGTCTGAAACAACTGCTTCACGAACCGTTTCATCAAATGGCTCAAATAATAAATCCCATATAACACTACCGAAATCTGGACGCATAACACGCTCGCCCTTAATAGTATGAAAATGATTCAATAAATCTCGTTTGATTAACTCAATATCAACAAGTTCAGCATTGTTGGGATTAGTTATTTCTATCGAGCTATATCCTCTAAAAATATTGGTGCGACTGATTTTTACTGCCATTGTATACCTTCAATATAACGGTTTATAACCTTATGTTATTTATGATTTTAATAATGTACAGTTTTAATTATTAACAAGGCGCTGGTGCCTTGGCGAATAGATTGGCTTCGGCTCGCCTTCTTGTTGTTAAACCAGCACTTTCGGTTAATATACCACCCACTCTAACTTTGTTCCAACGCATCATTTGATTTGGTACTTCTTTATATTCACCAGCATTGATCTTCTTCACCAATGTACTATTACAAAAGCCACCGGTGCCGATATTAAATGCCATTGAAATCATGGCATCATATTGATCTTGTGTTACTGGCTGTTTAACGCAGTTTCTAACGCCGCGCTGAGTACGGTCTAAATCTTCTAGCAACAATGTATCAACTTCCTCGTCGCTTATTCTGCCCCCCGCAAAACGACCAGAAATCTTTTCTTCCTTGGTAATAAGATGACCAACACCTATAGTATCTAAGCCCGCCCGATCCTTATAGATGGTGTTTCTAACTCCTTCCGACTGTTTTATATGGTCTAGTCCAGCTTGATCTATTTGACGGGAGGTCATTGGTTCTAGCGCACAGTCAGGAACATCTTCTTGTTGTATATACTCTGGCTCTCCTGTCGGGGTGATCGATTTTCCCTCTAGTCGTTCACCGGTTGGCAATGTTATATCATTTGGTTTGGTGGCACCTTCTGTAGTAGCACCAGTGGGAATACGCGGATTTAATGGTCCCTCAACAACATTATTATTTGTGCCAGTTGTCGCCATTTGATGTTCGATCCATGGCTCGTGCTGTGGAACTCTTGGAATAATATTTACGCTCTCAAGATAGGGGTCGCCAGAAACCCAAGGGTCTTCATCTCCTGTAGATGTAGACGGGCTTGATGGCCTATACGTATCTGGTGTTTCAGAAAAAGCAGCAATAGGACCAGCACCAGTATTTAAAAAGACATTTGGTCCTCCTTGAAGGTTCATATTTGCGGCTGAAGTTATTCCCATTGCACCAGTTGAAGTTATTCCCATTTCGGTCAAAGCTCCAATATTAACCTTTTTTTTGCTATTTGCTGTTAGATTATCATCGCTCACTATATCAATTTTACCACCGACTTCTAATTTAAAATCTCTACCAGAACGCATGTTTATATCACGTTCTGCTTGTAAATTAATATCTTGACCTGATTTTAGATTGACATTTGCCTTTTCGGCATGTATGGATATACTTTCTGCCCCATAGATATCAATGTTTCCATCATTTGATAGTTCAATCCATGAACGACCGTCCCTACTAATAGCATAAATCATTCCTTCTGTTTGATGTATAAGTAATTGTGCTCCACTTTTTGTTCTCAGTCTGATTAATTCTTGGGATATTAAATCATCCATAACGAAATGTTGACCATCCGGCGTTAGGATGCCAAACACTTCACTGGGCGATTCACGGCGTGCGGAACTTGTGCTTTGTCCGCGTATAAAATCATCGTTTAAGCCCTGTTTAAATTTAAGACCTTTATATAATGGTTCATACTTCAGTTTTCTAGGATTGGAGCCGTCATCATTATCGGTTTCTATGGTATAATCTGGTTCTATTACGGGACCACGCTCATCTTGTAATGACGATGTTTTACCGTCGAAAATTTGATTTTCGGCAATACCGGGAACCATATGATTCATATCTTGCTGGAATAAAGCACCCATCCATACGCCTTGGCTTACATCTCCGTTTATAAATGTAACTAAGACTTCATTACCAATATCTGGTGGTGCAAACCACATACCATATGATTGTCTTCCACTATAAATCCCTTCTTTTTTTTCTGGCGTTCGGTCTTTGGCGATGCCATTATTTTCATCATAAAATTCATCTATAACATTGTGGTTGCCTTCATCGGTATAGTAACCGGTATTCGGAAAGGATGCGCCACCAAACGGTGTACAATAATGACAAATAATCCAATTTTCTTCTTTATTTGCATCACCTGTTAATTCTGGAATCCACACCAACAATCGTCCCATTCTCTGTGGATCGCGACTATCTCTTACAAATCCAAGGTAGGTTTTTGTTGCTAATGGCGAATCAATTGTAGGATTTTTACCGTACCATCTTGGGGTTGATACTGATCGTGCATCTTCTGCGTATGAATATTTACCGTATGCCATTATTTTCCAATCCTTTTAATAAATCTTGTTCTTTTGTTAAGGGGTCTACATAGCCAGTAAGCCGTTGTGTAAATCTACCACCTGAAAAACTATTTTCAACCTTAGCTATATAGTATACTCCATTAAATCCATTTTCGCGACGTGTTAAATCATACAATCCTGTTCCTTTATATGAATCTGCTCGCCCAGTATCCCCGCCGTCATCAACTGCCACCGGAAATTTAAAGGTAAGAACAATTGTTGAATCAGCGGCTGTATGGTCTACAAAGCCGGGCGCATTTGTTAATCGTTTGAGTATATTTGGTTCGCCCAACCAATATGGATCGCCTCTAATTTCCAAATCGAGAGTTATTAGCTGTCCTTTGAAACCGTATACTTGATTCATTGCGGCTGAAAAAAATGAACGATCTTCGTCCACGGTGCCCTCAATGTTACCTTCATTCGTCGATGCGGTCGTCGACACTTGTGCTCCAATGTTGTTTATTCTTCCATTTTCGTCTATTGTTTTATTATTTTCTTTTTTCCCAATAAATGCATCAAAATCTTCGGCAAAGAATATAGAACCATTTATTGTTGTTCCTTTCTTTTTCTCTATCGCCCGCCGTTCGTTTCTAATTGTTTGATTTTTGTCAGTGCGACCAATCACGATGGTTGTTGGTTGTGTATTACCTTTTGCGCGTACAACCGCATCACTAGTTAAACTAACTCTACGTTCTTTCATACTATAAGATGAGGTGTTAACAGAGTTTTGGCTAGACCTTAACGGTATTTGTGTTTTTGTCAAAGCCTGAAGCTCTAATGCTTTTTCGCGCCTTTCATTAATTCTTGCTTGTTCTTCAATGCCTTGTATTGATGATTGTAGTGCTGCTCGTTTTTCAGAGGCTGAAGGTAATTTTTTTAATTCATTATTCAGTTTATCTATTTCAGCATTTGCACTATTCTGTTGTCTTTTTAACTCCTGAACTTGTTCGGCTATGGTAGGAGTTTTCTCTTGTTTTACTTGTTTTGGTTGGTTTTTTAAATTGCTTGGTTTAGAATCGTTTCTTGATGCTTGGGCGGCGGCATTACGATCTTGTCCACGAAATATTGGTAAGCTAATAAACCACGTTGAATTAAGTTCGACTTTATAATCTAAAATTTCTGTATTTTCACCAGTAAACATATAATTGTATAGTTTTCTTATTTTTGACATTTTATCTTTTGCTTTTAGTCTTTCTGCACTGTTTTCTTGTGATTGAGCGGCTTTAATATGTTTACGAGTAAGTGTTGGTATAAATGATTGATAGGGACGGATATGATAGGTAATTTCTGTATTATATGTTTTAGCGATTTTATTATAACTTAAAAGAAATACTTCGGGGTCTACCGTAAACAAAACAGATGGTATTAATGGGTTACGATCCTTATTTGAACTAATTTTTTTATTCGGTTCGCCGAATAATATTAATGCTTGTCCTTCATCGGTGCTTCCTATTACTTGTTGTACTATAGATTCGATTGATGTACCTTTTAAAAAGGTTATTTGCCATTCATCTTTATTTTTTTTATCTTTTTGTTTAAATTTTGCTTTTTTAAATCCGGCGGTTTTTACCGATTTTTTTGGCGAATTACCG